ACCGCAACAGGTAACGGCACTGCCACCCCGTTCACCACCCCGACCGCCTCGCAGACGCTGTACGCGTCGTTCCACGTGCTGTCCGTGTCTGGTGCCGGGTCGATCACGTTCGCGATCCAGACGGACACGTCCGCGGGCATGGGTACCGCCACCACCCGTATCACGTCCAGCGCGTTCACTGCGGTCGGTGCCGGTACGGGTTCACTCGCTGGCGCGATCGCTGGCGCAACACACATTCGTACGACGTGGACGATCACCGGTTTCACGTCCGTCACCTTCGCCGTCGCAGCTGGCGTCCTGTAACGCACAAACGCCGCCCCGAAGGACGGCGTTTGTGTTGCTCATGCCATTGAGCCCCCACCGAGGTGGGTTCCAGCAGACACTGCCAGGGGCATTTCACTAGATGATTGCCCCAGCTCTTGCGAGCTGCCACCGACTCCAAAGTGGAAGGGCTTCGCGGGCTAGGCCGAGGTCGCCGGAAGGTCTGGCACCAACAGTACTCGTCCGTCCCCATCCAGTCAAGCACCCACCCCTCCGCAAGGGCGGGGTTAGTGGCGCGCCATCTCCATCAACACCCCACACAAGGAGGCCGCTATGGCCGTATTCAGCATGACCAGCGCGACCGTCCTCATCGGGACCGCATGGACGGGTACCGCCGCTCCCGGCGACCCCGGCACGCAGACCGTCTCGGGCACCATCGCGTCCACCACGGACCTGACGACGATGATTTCCTCGATCGACATCTCGGTGACCGCGGACGAGCTCGACTTCACGAACTTCGGTTCGGGTGGTTGGCACCAGAAGATCGCCGGCCTCAAGGCGGGCACCGTGCAGTTCAACTTCAACCAGGACTTCGCGGCGTCAAAGGTGGATGCGTTGCTCGGCATCGGTGGTTCGGTGATCCCGTTCGGTGGTTCTGGCACGTACTACGTGGATGTGAAGCCGACGAGCGCGGCGCGTTCGACCACGAACCCGTCCACGGTGTTCCAGGTGGTCCCCCTCGCGTATCAGGTGCTCTCCGGTGCCGCTGGTGCGCTTGCGGTGGTGTCGATCCAGTACCCGACCACCGGCCAGGTTGCACGACTGACCGCCTGATGGCTCAGAACCTCGCGGCGTTCTACAAAAAGATGGACCGGCTGGAGAAGGAATTCAACGGTTCGGCCGCCAGGGCTCGGATTGAACACATCGCCATGGAAACCAAGAAAGATGTGGACGAGGCTGTTCGTAATGACCTGGGCGATCAATCCATGTCCGGTTGGCGCCGCGGGTCACCTTTTGACATCACCGGCATGTTCACTATTCATGGCGGCTCATCGTTTGAGGTGACCCCAACCCGCAAAGGCCGCGGGCCGATGCGGGTCCTTGAATCCGGCCGTCAGGCATATGGGATCGGCGACAAACGACGTAGTGGATCATACACGTCGAAGAAAACTGGGGCAACGAAAGATCGGTACCGCAAAATCAAGCGGAATGTCGGTGCTACCAGGGGAAAGAACACGTGGTCCGATGCTGTTCGCTTGATGCATAAGCGGGTACCAGGACGCGTGGACGTGCAACTCGTGAAGGATTTGGGTCGCATTTTCGGGAAGGGGTAATGGTGTCGAACTTCACCGAGAAGATCAGCGTCATTGTTGATATCGCGACAGACAAGGCCACGCGTGGTATAAAGAATCTGAAGTCCGCGGTTGGTGATGCCGAAGGCGCCACCGGCAAACTGAGGGCTGGGGCGTCGTTCCTGGCGATCGGTCTCGGCGGGGCGCTTGCCACTGCTGGACTGAAGGGTGCGGATTCGCTGACAGTGTTGGCGAAGTCGTCGCTGGATCTCGCCAAGTCCACCGGCATGAGCACGGAGGAAGCGTCACGCTGGATCGCGGTCGCTGATGACGCGGGATTGAGCGCAGAGACGCTCCAGTCGTCGGTGGGCAAGATCGCGAAGACGCTCGATTCGGGCAAATGGGAGAAGTATGGCATCGCCACCCATGACGCCAGCGGTGAGGCCAGGTCAGCGAACTCCATCCTGCTTGACTCGCTCTCGACGCTTTCTGCGATCACGAATCAGACTGAGCGCGCAAGGGTTGGCAACGACCTGTTCAGCAAGGGCTGGCAGAACCTCGCTCCACTGGTCGGCCACACGAAAGACGAGTATCAGAAGATGCTCGCGACCGTGTCGGACGGTCAGGTCATCACCGACGATGAGGCCGCGAAGGCTGAGAAGCTGCGTCTGGCGCAGGATAATCTCAAGGACTCACTCCGCGACGTCACCATGACCCTCGGGTCGTTGGTCGCCGAGTCTGCCCCGTTCATCGACTTCCTCAGTCGTGGCGTGGAGTACGCCGCCCGCCTCGCGGGGATCGTCAGCGGCAACGACAAGAAGTCGCTGACCGGTTCGGTCAAGACGTTCCACGAAGCCGTGGCCGGGTTGAACAACGACACCGACGGCATCGTTGGCGTCCTCAACGCATTCGCGGATCTAAAGCAGTCAGCCGGCGATTCGCGATCCTCGCTTGACCAGGCCGGTCGGACCTTCGATCTGCTGACGATGCAGACCAGTGACGCCGAGCAGAACCTGGCAAACGTGCGGCTCGCCTTCGACCAGTTGTCGAAGGACTCACCCGATGATGCCAAGCTGGTGGCGAACGCTCTCCTCCAACTGGCCAACGCCGCCGATGCCGGTAACACACACGCGGCGGAACGCCTGCGCAAGTGGGGCTTAACCCGAGACATCATCGCGGAGATGGCCAGCATTCTGCCCGCCGCCAAGTCAAGCGTGACTGAGTTCGGTGACGCGAACAAGGTTGCCGCGCAGAAGGCGGGAGAACTCGCGGCTGCCGAGGCGAAGACCGCGGACGAGACCATCACGCTTGATGAGGCGATGAGTTCGCTGCTCGGCCGTCTCGATCAGCAGGACGCGTGGGACAACGTGCTGCAGAAGGTGTGGGCGCTGAACGACGGTGTGGACACCAGCAAGCAGGAGACCCGCGACGCCCAACGCGCGATTGCCGAGTACGTGAAGACGTTGACCGGCATCCCCGACAACGTGAAGACGGCGATCATCACCCGCCTCGACAAGGGCGCGGTCGATGAGGTCACCACGTGGTTGTCGAAGCTGCAGAACGGCGTCATCGTCCCACTCGTCCCGCGTGGTGTGGTTGTTGGCCCGCATGACAATCCTGGTCCCGCTGCCCCGTCCGGTTCGGCTCGCATGGCGGGCGCGGTGACGAACATCACCATTCACACTGCGGCCGACCCGAACGCGGTGGTGAACGCCATCCAGCAGTACAACCGGAACAACGGTCCCGCCCCGATCAAGGTGCAGTGATGACGGTCCCCTCCACGAAGGTTTACGTCTACTTCGACTTCCCGTTCCAGCCGTCCGCGTTCACGTTGAACGACCCGGTGCGCGGCGTGCTCGACAACGTGACGTACAAGCTGTACGCGTCATCAAAGGTTGACGTGACGCAGTACGTGAACTCGGTGACGATCCGTCGCGGCAACTCGTCGCAGATGTTCCCCGACACCAACGCCGGTACCGCGTCGATCCAGTTGAACAACGAGAACCGGCTGTTCGACCCGCAGAACTCCTCGAGCACGTACTTCGGGAACATCATCCCCGGCCGTCGCGTGGACGTGGAATCGAACGGCGTCATGATCTTCTCCGGCCGTATCCAAGACTGGGATTTCACGTACGACGTGTCCGGTCGGTCGGTTGCGGTGATGAACTGCGCGGACGGCCTCGCGGTGCTCGCGGGGCAGGAGTTCGATGACTGGACCCCGGCGTCACAGTTGACCGGTGCCCGCATTTCGACGGTGCTGGATCGTGCCGAGGTGCAGTGGCCGTATGCCCGCAACCTGAACGCCGGCAACGCCACCCTGTCGGCCACGGCGGTGACGTTCGGGACGAACGTGCTCGGCTACCTGAACACGGTGAACAAGTCAGAACCGGGCCAGCTGTTCGTATCCCGCGACGGCGTGCTCACCTTCAAGGACCGGCACTCCACGCTGAACACGTCGCCCGGTGTGACGTTCTCCGACCAAACCGCGGTCCTCGGGGCTCAGTCGTACCTCAGTTTCCCCGGTATCGCGTCCTCGAACGCGACAACCCCGGACGCGGCGGCGTTGGACATCACCGGCGACATCGAAGTGGTGATGCGGGTTCGTCTCCCGAACTGGACCCCTGGCGCCAACCAGGTGCTGATGGCGAAGTACGGCCTCGCCGCGTCGGACTCGTGGGTGCTCTACATCGACACCCCTGGGCGTATCGGGTTCAACCACACCACCGATGGCACCACCGTCATCGGTGGTATCGGCACCGCACCACCGTTCGTCGCGAACACCACCTACTGGCTGCGCTGCACGCTGGACGTGGACAACGGCGCGGGACAGAACGTCAAATCGTTCTACTACGCACCCGACCAGGACACCGAACCGACCACCTGGCTTCCTGCCGGAACGTGGACGGTCGCGGGCACCACCTCGATCTTCTCGGGCACCTCCAAGCTGGAGTTGGGCGCATACGGCAACGGGACTGCGTTCCCGATGACCGGTCGCGTGTACCGCGCCATCGTCCGTAGTGGCCTCAGCGGTGGCACCACCGTGTTCGACGCCAACCCCGCCGCATCCATCACCGCCTCCGGGCAGACAACGTTCACCGAATCCTCCGCGCAGGCAGCGACAGTGACGATCAACGGCACCGCGCTCAGCGAGTACGTACCACCCGGTGGCTGGAACGGCAAGATCCCATACCAGACCATCGTCACCACCTACGGCTCGGAAACACTGTTCAACCGCATCGGCGTGAACTCGTCCGGGTTCGCATCGGTGACCGTGCTGGAGTTGGCGTCGCAGGTGATCTACGGC